AGGTCAGGAACAGTGCAAACGATTAAATGGGCGGTATCCACAGAAGTTATAAGTATTGCTTGGGCTTAGTGCTAAATATATCATAGGAAAAAAGTCAAGGATACGACAGCGCCATGAGTTTTCATATTAATTCCGATAAAGAAAAAATTAGGGGCGTAAACCCTAAACTCATCGGTGATAATGAAGCTACAATTAGAGTTGGTTCTGGGGCAAATGAGCAAGAAGTCATGCGCCTTCAGAAAGACCCCCTTAGTGGTCTTCCTCGTGTAGGTATTAATAGAACTGGCCAAAGAGTAAATAATATTGATGTAGATCAAGGTGGATCTGGATATAATCAAGTTCCATTAGTTGTAGTTGACGCTCCTCCTGCCGGTGGTACACAAGCTCAAGCATCTGCTTCTATTTTTAATGGTAGAGTTACATCTGTTGTCGTTAATGATCCTGGTACTGGATATACATCTGCTCCAAACATAATTTTTACAGGAGGAAACGGTTCTGGTGCTGCAGCAACTGCTTTTCTTGATACTGTTGAGTTTGAACTTGACATTAATGGTGCTATCAGAACATCAACATCTATCATTTCTGATACAGCAAGAATTTTAAATCTGGATATTGAGAACTTTGTTACTCCAGATTTGGACATGAGGGCACCAAACCTCAAAACATTTATGAATGGCACTGGCACGCCTTGGGCTGCCAATGTTATTGTACAAAAAGATCAATATAGATATTCAGTTTCCAACGTATATCAAGCAGTTAGTACAGGAACTACAGGACCTTTAGCACCAGAACACAAAGATGGCATTGAAGCAAATGGAACTGTAAACTTTAAACACATTGGTTATAGGGTAAGCACCCCAACAGATTTTCAGTATTTGGAAACAGGTGCGGCAGGAGCATTCCCGCGTTCCATCACACCTTTACTTGGTGATAGATCAGATAAAATTGCTACTACAGAATACGTCCTCAACCTAGCAACGAATGACGTTGGTGGTCGTATCTATGTTTCACAACAGATTGGTTCTGACCTAAACGATGGTCGTTCTGCTGTGAACCCTGTCAGAACAATTAAAAAGGCAGCACAAGAGGCATGGAAAACTCCTGGTGTCAAAGAAACACTAATTGTTTCTGGTGGTAATTACGTAGAAGATAACCCAATCTCACTACCACCTGATTGCTCTGTTGTTGGTGATAACCTTCGTTTGGTGATTGTCCGACCCGGTAATGTTGGCAAGCATATCTTTAAGTTTGGTGATAAAAACTATGTTACTGGCGTAACTTATAGAGATAAAATTGACTCAAACGGAGATCCTACTGGAACGTGGGACTTTGCTATGGTCTTTGATGACAAGCAAAGAATTGTTATCGATAATGAAGTTAATGGAGATTTTGGTGTCGAGTTCCCAGTTGGACATCAAGTTTTTGGACCAGATAGATTTCGTATCTCTTTCCAAAATAACACAGGATTGGCATTACTACAATCAGGAGTTCAACTTTTAGGTTTGAACACTGGTGCTAGAGCAAATAGTTCTGGTGTATCTTTTACCTCATCAACTGGAGCAAATGCGTTTGTTGCAGGCACAATTGATGTGACATTAGCATCTGGTTCCTTTATTGAAGGAGACCAGTATAGTTATATTACATCAGCTGCGGTTGGTGGCGCAATCTCACAAACAATTAGTGGAACTTCTGGAGAAAATACTTTAAGGTTTACTACAGATCCATCAACAGATCTTCCAGTAAACAATGTTGTTTTCTTAGACGATACTGACAACTCATCATTCACTTCAGGTTTTTACCAAGTTTCGGTTGTTAATAATGGTAATGCACCCACGTATTGGGATGTTACTTTTGTTCCTATTCTAGGTGCAGTAGGATGGGATAGCATTTTATCGGATTCAACAATCACGATTAACTCTGCATCACCAACATCAAATACTCTTGACAGCACAAATCTTAAGTCGATTAGAGCTGAAGGTGAGGTTGTTTCTTATGATGAAGATATTATATCAACTCTGCCAATCACTAGGTTAGATTTCTCTCTACAGGGAGATCCTAGTATTGCTACTGGTGGTTTCCAATCTGATATTTATGGAGACGCAGAAGATATTGGCGGTGTTGTTGTTTATACTAGTGCTCTTGTAGGTAGAACTAACTTCCACGAATTTAAAGAAGGTCAAGAAATTATTCTTGAAAACCTCCCAACTTCTGGACCAGACTTATCTTTCTTAAATGGAAAGCAAAGAATTTACAAAGTCCTAGAAGATGCTGATGGTCGCGCACGACGTTTTGTTATTCCAAAAAAAGTTCCTTCTCTATCAACTGCAAATTTCTCCCCAAGTGAATTTGCTGTAGTAAAGTCATATTCTAAGTCTGTCACACTTTCATTACTAAACTCACCAAACAAATTTGCCCTAGCAATTCCTGCGGAAAGAAGATATCAGGATGCTTGCCAGTTAATTAGAAATAATAGAGACTACATCGCAGAAGAAGTAGTTGGTATTATTAATGAGCAATTCTCAAAAGATTATTTCGCAGTATATAATCTTGACGCTGTTAACAATACATTTGACATTTATCTAGGTCCCACAGATCATATAAACACATATGTTAGTGGTGGCACAGTAACATTTGGTGGTACTTCATATGCAATTAGCAATTTTGTATACGATAATGCTACAACTGGCGTTGCTACAATTACAACAACGGCAGCTGCTATCGCCGCATTATCTGAAGATGATGTTGTTAAACTAGCAGACATTCTTATTTCTTGTAGTGCTGGTCAGAAAATTTATCCTTCATATAGTTCCCCAACTTCAGGAAATAATACTGGTACTGATGGTGATGAGCAATGTAAGCAAGATGTAATACATTTCCTTAATGCTCTTGTAAGAGACCTGGAGTTTGGGTCTAACCACAATATTATCGAAGCTGCTTCCAAGTATATTATTGACGGAAAGATTACTTTTATTGAAGATGAAATTATTCAAAATGCGCGAGCAATTGAATATGCTAGAGAACTAGCAATTTATGCAATGTGCAATTGGAGGATTAAGAATAGAACACTTTCTGATCCTTTATACACCACAAAATATGCTACATCAACAAGATATACTGATTTAACTATTGTTAACACAACAGCAGGAACTCCTGCTTGTGATGATGTAAGATCTGCTATTGATACATTAGCATACCTTTGGTCAGATGTTATCACAAATGATGCGTCTGGAACATATCTTGATGCTGCTTATCTAATTGCTAAAAATGCTGATCTAATTGCAGATGAAGCACTAATCAAAACAGAAGCAGCGTATCCAACTTTAAATCTCTCTGATATTCGTCAGAGAAAATGTCGTAGAGATATCAAAATTGTTCTTAAGGGTCTTGTAAGAGACTTAGTGTTAGGAGGAAACCATGGTGTTGTTTCTGCTGCAGAATCGTATTTTAGTGGAGCCGTTCTTTCTGGAATTCCAGAAGCACAATTAGATGAAACCAGATATGCATTCCAGCAAGTAAAAGATCTTGCTATCGCAGCAATGCGTAATTGGACAGATGGAAATATTTTAGCTACGACACCATCTACTGCTACGTATGCTCCAAACACTGGAGTATTCACAGTAACATTCCCAAATCCAGCAGCAGCTCCAGTAGCAAATCAAGACAGAATTGCTTTTGCTGAAGGAGCAATTACATTCAGTTGTGCTCATGGTAGTGGTGGTAATGATGCAAGTCCATATAGAACAGACGCAAATTTTGGACAAAGTTTCTTAATTACGAATGTTTCAAACAATAGTGGAAATACTATTGTTACTGCCAACGTTGGTGTAGGTGGAAGCAATACAGACGCACACACGTTTGCAAGTGCTTTAACAGGCGGAACTAAAATTATCTATGCTCCATACCCAACAACTTCATTAATTCCCCAATTTGAAGATTGGAGTATTTTAGAAGATAGTGCAAACCCATCATGTGCTGCTATTGCTTCTGCTATTACAACAGCAATAACAACCTTTGATAGTATTTTAGAGTATGCTTCTGATGCTGTTAATGGTGCTGCTCCTGGATCTATTGCACAGACCTTCGGAACTTTATATGAAACGAATAGTCTTCTGACTTATCCGACTAGTTTCATTAATGACTTCGGTAATAATAGGATGGCAGTTCGTGGTGTGTATGATGATTATCCAATTATTGAAGCATCTCCATATACACAGAACGCTTCAGTTATTTCCTTTAGAGGTGGTAGTGGTGCTGAAGTTGATGGTGATAAGGTTAAGCAACCTAACTGCCCCTTCCCTGGTCTAGAACCAGACGGAACAGCATCGTTCCCTAATCAGGGTAAGTCGATGGTTGCTGCGGCATTCACGATTGTTTCCTTCGGTGGCACAGGATATAAAGTTATCAACGATGGTTATACCCAGTTAGTTTCTGTCTTCGTTATCTTCTGTCAGGATGGTGTTTTCTGTGATACTGGTGGATATGCTTCTATCACTAACTCTGCTACTAACTTCGGAACCTTTGCTCTAAGAGGAACAGGTTTCCGTAAAGACGCATATGAATTTGATGCTGGCATAGTCAATGTTGTTTCTCAAACACCAACTGGCAGAACTATCCTTACTGTTGGTAATATCGGAAGAGAACCACTAGAACATTACATTGTTAAAATTGATGGTTATAGAAACGCAGATCCAGATAAAGAATTCTTTGTCGAATCTGTAAGCGGAGTTACTGTTGGTCCTCCTTTCTCGGCAATACTTACGATTGATGATGGTATTGGAAATGGTTTAACTTTAATCGAGGAAGCAACTGGTAATACTGTTTCTGGTCTAACAGCACTACAGCAAGCATTGACACCATCAGCTTCAGCAAATGCTACGATTAGATTACACAGACCATCTATCGTCAACTCCTCATCACACACTTGGGAATTTGCAGGTTCAGGAACTAACTACTTAGCTCTTCCAGAGAACGGTGGAACTAAAGTTGAGGCAAACGAGCAGGTATCCGAAAACTATGGTCGTGTATATGTTTCAGGTACTGACGAACTAGGTGATTTTAAGGTTGGAACATTTGCAAGAATCGAGAACAGAACTGGTAATATTACCTTTACTGGCACGGTTACAATTTCAGAAGTTGAATTCTTGAAACTGAAAGGTGGCGACGTTGTTGTTACTGGATTCGATAACTCCAATACTCTTGGTGGTGCTAATGCCACTGACTCCAAACTACCTACACAGAAGGCAGTTAAAGATTATATCACAAACTCTCTTGGTCCATACATTAACAAACCATATTCTACGAACGCTGTTCCTAGAGCACTGGTTGAACTTACAGATTCTGGTAAAATTTCTCTTGATCAGATCCCTGCATTAAGACCATTTAGTATTTTTACTATCGTAAACGAAACGGAAAGACTTGCCTTAGAAGGAGCACTTGCTGGAGATATTGCTATTCAAGATAATAGTGATGTTGCAGATGGTACGCCACAGTCATTTATTCTAAACAATGATCTATCAAGTCTGTTCCTTGGATTTGCTGTAGATGCATCACTAGCATTTAATATTGGTGATGTATTTACCGGTTCTCCATCTACAGGAAGAATTCAATCTACCGAGTATAGAGAAGGCGTATTATATAAAATTAATATTACAGAAGGTGGTTCTGGATATACTGTTGCTCCAACGGTAACAATTTCTGGCGGTAATCCATCAGCAGGTTCGGTTCCTGCAACAGCAACTTGTACTATTGCTAATGGCGAAGTTGTTACTATTACTGTCACAGAAAATGCAAGTTATGTTGGTGGATTAGGATACACCACACAACCGATAATCACTATCGCAGCACCTCCTGGAGCTGGCACACAAGCAACTGCTACTGCATTTACTGAAAGTAGATTGTATGGTAATATTGTCAATCAGATCAAGATGCTTGATACTGATACATTTGATGATACTAGCACTCCTGCAAATTCAATTAATATTCTCAGGGTTGTCAATACATCATCATCACTTATTAGCAACTGGGTATCACTAAGTAGTGAAGCAGTTGGTGTTGGATCTCTTACAGGTCCTGGTGTTATTTCCACAACTTTATTGGGTTCTGAAGCGGCAAACTCTTTCTCTTTCTTACGAGGAGACCAAAGTTACGCAAAAGTTGTTCAATCACTAAAAGGAGCAGAAACAAGATACTTTGCAAGATTGTTCTCACAAGCATCTTTAGGTTCAAGTTCTTTTATTTTCCAGGGTTTATCTGGAGTTTTGAAAGGACACTCAATTTCTGATAGTATATCTGGAGTTGTAGCAGATACTACGGTGAATGGTGTTATTGTAGTTGGAAATCTAACTACAGTTTCTTTCAACAATCCTATCGATGCTACTATTGCAGCAGGAACTGTTATTGAATTTGGTCGTGGTTCTTCCCCACTTGTTTTTGATTCCACAAATACTGGAGGAGAATTTGTTGATTCTGTTGTAATCGCAAATCCAGGCACCGGATTTACGGATGGTCAATACTTTGATGTGGCATTAGATGCACCTGCAGGACTTAACGGAAATAATCTAAGAGCAAATATTATTGTTGGTGAGAATGGACAAAACGGTCAAGTCACAACAGTCACTGTAACAAACGCTGGTGATGGATACACTCAAGATTTCCAAGTTACTCCAAACCCATCAGTAATTGGTGCTGGTTCTAATTTAGTTTTACTCGCTAAAGTAGCTACTACACAAAAACAATTTGCTAATATCTCTCTTGATATTCAAAGAGTTTCCGATCTAACAATCTCACAAGATTTATTTGGAACAATTGGTGTTTCTAGATACAAGAAATCTCAGTTCAATATTGGTAATGAAGGAAATGGATCCATATCTATCAAGATGGGTCCTGATAGTGGATTGGATGCTGACTTGCTAGATGGTCAGCAAGGTAATTATTATCTCAATGGTGCTTTCTTCGTTGATAGTAGCATCAATCCAGATAAACTTGCTAGTGGAACATACGGTATTGATATTAGTGGTAGATCTACTAACACACTTCGTGTTGATACTGGTATCAGCAACCCTAATGCAAACCCTGCTCCAAGTGATGCTGTTCAAGGTGTAACACTACAAACCTTATTCAACAGTTCTAACGGTCTACTATCAGCATATCCAAGTGTAGATACTGGAAACCAAAACTCTGCCAAGCATTTAGTAATGACTCTCCGTAACGGAGAAACTGGTGGAGACGCTACGTATGGTGGTGTAAGACAACTTGCATTTGCTAATAACGACAGAATCTACTTCCGTGGATCTGGTGATGCTGTATCAAATTACAATTCTTGGTTTGAACTTTGGACTTCAGGAAACCAGGGTATTAGTTCTGGAATGGATTCAGACAAACTTGATAACAAAGAAGGCGTCTGGTATCAAGATGGTTGGAACATTAAAGAGAACACAATTTTTGAGACTAGACTTCCAACATGGAGAAGTTCTACTAAATTCAGAGATAAAGTTGAAGTTTCCTCATATGCAGGACCAGAAACATATTATAGAATTTTTGTACGACAAAACCTTGATGTTGATCCAGGTGGAGATTTTGAAGCTACTAAAACAATTGATATTTACAATATTAATAAGCAAAGTGTTGGTGATTTTGTAATTACAGCAACAGGACAAAATGTTGACTTAAATGATTCTTCCAATACATACACGATGCTTACCGGAAGACTTAGTTCTGGTGGTAATATTGACTCTGCAGTTTATCTTGGGTATGCTGGAGATGAAAGGGAGTTTGAACAGTTTGAAATTTTTGATGATAACACAGTTCAATATGCAGAATTAGGCAATAATTCTGGAACTGGTTATCTGAGACTTGGTAGATATGATGGTATTGCCGCAACTCAACCATATATCTATTTCAACTCCTCTCAATCACAAGCAGTAGATAATAATGGAGATCCTACTTATAACTCTGCTATTATTGCTGATGGTGGTGATGCATCAGAAGGATCTGGTAGTCTTGAGTTTAAGGTTGTTGACGAAAACGAACTTAAAGTTAATAACAACATTATTTGGAACGCAGGTAATGTTGCATTTAATTCTACCAATGTAGCTTCTACATTATCACTCAAGTCTGCTGTGATGAGAGATACCTCTGGTAATTTTACTGCCGGTACAATTACTGCTGGTATTATTGGTGCTGCTTCTCTCAACGTATTGAAAACTGGTGATACCATGACTGGTGGTTTGACTATCACCGGTAATAACAATATTATTATCCAAGGAACTGGTACTCTTTCAGTTGGTGGAAACACGACAATTACTGCAGATCTCACTGTTAATAGTGGAGTTCTTTATGTTAACTCTACAAATGATACCGTCAATATCGGTCAAACTGCAGATGCAAATCCTGTCAAGTTTAATGTTTACGCAGCACTTGGTGCTGATGAGTTTGATACAGCAGCAGCATTATCTTCTCAGATATCACTTTATCAATCAAGTGTATACAACCAAGTAGATACTGGCGAATCTGGTATTGTATTACAGCATGGTGCTTCTGCTGCTGCCCAATGGGGTATTTCAACACACAGAACATCTGCTGATGTTGGTGAATTAATTATTAGAACCAGAACAGCAACTGCTACTTCTGCTGTAAGATTGAAAATTTCTAATGGTGGTAGTATTACTCCTGGTGCTACTAATGACCAAGATCTTGGCAGTAATTCACTGAAGTGGGCGAACGTTTATTCGCAAATTGCTACTATCAAAAATAGCACAAGAATTGGAGATGGCACTTCCAATACAGAAGCAGATCTACAATTAAGAGGTGGAGCAGCTGGTGCTGGCGGTGGTAGAGGATTCCGTATTGGATCAAACATTGGTGGTGGTGCAGATTTACTTGAAATTTATGCTTCTCAATCCAATGGTGGTGTTGACTGGAAGAGTTTGGCATCACCAAATTCTTTACCTCCAGCACTCGCAATTCAAGGAACCAACAATAGAGTTGGCATTAATACAAATATTTTTGCTGGTACTGATACTAGCGTTACACCTAATGTAAATAGAGATTACATTCTGAACGTTCAGGGTGATATGAACCTGAACGGTCAATTCTATCAAAACAATGAAGAATTTGTAACTTCTAGATGGACAGAAGCAGTTAACCAAGAAGACATTTATAGGTTATCTAAGGTTGGAATTGGTCCAGAATCTGATTCTGTTATCGCTCCACAAAAAGAGTTAGTTGTTGGTGGAGATATTGAAATTGCCAATGGACAATTTAAAGGTGATAATACCTTAACTGGTGGATCACAATGGTTCAGTCCTGGATACTTTGGTGTTGATAAATCAGTAGTACTTGATCCAACAGAAACATATGGAGCAGTCAAATATAGAAGGGTCAACCCTGGTGAATACTATTGGTGGTTATTGATTGTTTCTCCTGTCACAGCAACAACATATACTACAGTATATGGCGCAAAAATTAAATCTCCACCTGGAGGAACAATTGGAGAAATTCTAGAATTTGATTTTGATTCTGCGACTGGAATTATTGGCACTCCAAATTTAACTACTGGCGGAGTTTACTACTTAGCATGGTTAAGTGGTGATGGCGGCAGTGGCGGTAGTCCTAGTGGAAGCATATTTGCTGACGCAACTGTTTCAGGTGAAATTGATTTCGTGCAGATCAACTCTTCGCCAACATCGGGAAATGTTTACGATTGTGCCGGTAATACTGATACTGGTGATAGCATTCATATTCAGTTATTGCCTGCTAAAGCTTCATTGTTTGCAAATGGTTTTGAGCAATGGACTGATAGTTATGGTATGTTTAAAAAATGTAAGCAAACAATTGACGAAACTGTTGTTGTTCAAAACGGGGAATACATTGTTTCCTTTGGAGAATTGACAATTGGCGCTGGTAAAGAAGTTACTATTGAAAATGGTGGCAACTGGACAATACAATAAATAACTAATAAATAGATAAGATAAAGAGCTTTAGGATATGTCGTCTCTTAATGTAGATAAGCTTAATGTAAGCGTTGGTATTGAACTTCCTTCATATACCTCTAGTAATAGACCTGCAGGTGCTGTCGGTTTAATGATATTTAATTCCACTAGCGGAACTGTTGAAATTTATGATGGAACTAGTTGGATTTCAACAGGACAGGGTGGTATTGAAGCTTCTGGTGGTATTGTTAGTGTAAGTGGCAATTTTAAAATGCACGCTTTCACTCAACCAGGAACTAGTGCTTTTACTGTAACTTCAGTTCCAGATGGAACTCAAGCAGAAGTTCTAGTGGTTGCTGGTGGTGGCGGAGGCGGTGGATCTCATGGCGGTGGAGGCGGAGGCGGAGGCGGTGGACTTGTTCATCACACTTCATATCCAATTGCTGTTGGAACTTATAATGTAGTTGTTGGCGATGGGGGTGTTGCGGGAACTGGATACAACGCAAACACAGCGAACGATTCTTCTTCACATGGTAGACCAGGTGGAGATAGTTATTTCGATCAGATTCATGCTATTGGTGGTGGAGGAGGAAATGAATCCTTCTACTATTTCTCCATCTATAAGAATGGTGGATCCGGTGGTGGCGGTGGAGACTGGTGGCCAGCGACTAGAGCAGGAAACGTGCCTGGTGGCAGAGCATGGACTGGTGGTAATGCGCTCCAAGGAAATAATGCTGGCGGAACATACTACGGTAATGTTGGTGGAAGTAGAGCAACGGATGATGGAGCTCACGCAGGACCACATGAAGGTGCTGGTGGCGGCGGTGCTGGTGGTATAGCAAGCGGAGGATCTGCATCGGTTGCAGGTAATGGTGGAATTGGAAAACAATTAAATCAATTCTCCCCATATGGTTTTCCATCAGGATGGTTTGCTGGTGGCGGTGGTGGTGGATATTTCACCACAGGTGGTGGTTCTGCTAACAGATCAAATAACTCTACTGCTGGTTATTACGGTGGTGGTGGACGTGGTGGTTCTACTGGATATAGTCTTTATGGCGAAGATGCTGTAAACGCTGCCGGTGGTGGTGGTGGTGGTGGATCTTCCAACAACAATGGCATTTCTTCTGCTGGAAGGGGTGGTTCTGGTATTGTTATTGTCCGTTATCAGGTTTGATTTAAAATGTCACAATTAAACGTAGGTACTCTAAGACCATCTGAAGCATTCACTGTACCGCTTCAAAGTATAGCAACCAGAGATTCTATCAATCATTCGGTTGGAGCAATTATTTACAACACAGATTCTAATGTTGCTCAAGTTTTAACTGCAAACGACGGTTGGTTAAATTTAGGAAAAGGGAAAATTACAGCATCTGGAGGATCTGTAAGTTCTCCTGGTAATGGGTGGAAGTATCATGTATATACAGATACTTCCGCTACCTCTACTTTTACTATCAATACTTCAGGATTTCAAGCATACGCAGAAGTTCTAGTGGTTGCTGGTGGTGGTGGTGGTGGCGGATCCCATAGTGGTGGCGGTGGAGGTGGTGCCGGAGGAATTCTTTGGCAACCACAATGGTTCGCAGCACCAGGAACATATACAATAAAAGTTGGAAATGGTGGTGAAGCAGGTCCTCCCGGAAGTTATAATACTGCTGGAAATTATTACACCGGACAAGGAGATGGCACTTTCTTCCATGGTCGCAGAGGTGGAGATAGTTACATAACATCAGATAGTGATGCTCAGGTAAAATTCATCGCTATTGGTGGTGGTGGTGGAATGGAATCTTTCTACACAAATAATGAACAAAGATCTAAAACTCCTACCAATTTTTGGGGACAACCTGATGGTCATGAAGAAAAAAATGGCGGAAATGGTGGAGGATCAGGAGACTTCTATAGTAGTGTTCAATCGTGGGTGACACATAACCTAGGTGGTAGAACTACCCAAGGAAATTTTGGTGGATACGGATATGGAAACAGTGGTGGTTCCAGATATGCATATGGTCCCGGTCCACACAACGGACCTTTTAATAGAAAAAATGATGGAACTTATCCGTCAGGAACTGGTGGTAGTGATGGTGGATTTGTTCCAAGAAATTATGGAATGAATGGTCATGGACAAGATAGCACACATGGACAACCACACGAAGGTGCTGGTGGCGGTGGATGTGGAGGATATGAATTAGGTCGTATGGGTAGTAATACTGATTATGGCACTAATATCAACTGGCCAGCAACAGTAAGAGGTTGGGGACAAGCAGCGCCAGGTTCTGGTGGTCCTGGTAGATATTTTCCCGGATTTGAATATTGGGGAACTACACAAATTAACGGAACTTCTGGAGACAGAGGTTGGTTTGGTGGTGGTGGAGACGGTGGTCAATACTACTACACCACTAATGGTGTTCGTGGACCAAACAATAAAGGTGGAGGTGGCGGTCAAGGATCTCATTGGGATCCTAGTTATAACCAAGCTGCTGGTAATGGTCTTGTTAACACTGGCGGTGGTGGAGGTGGTGGTTCCTCTAATAACAATGGAGGTGGAAACCAAGGTGGAACTAAAGCAGGAGCAGGAGGTTCCGGTATTGTTATTATTAGATACAAAGAATAATTACCAAGACCAACAAACAAAAGTATCTCTAACACCACTGAGTATTGGACTTACTCTATGTTGATACATAAAATTTGAGGGGAAGCACACCACTTCCCCTTTTTTTAATGCTATAGAATAATCTTCCCAGAATACTAATTCTCCACCTTCATAATTATCATTAAGTGCTCCAACAAAAGATACTGCTGGAATACCAGGATTACTACCATCAAATAAACTTTTGATGTGATCAAAATGCATCTCCATTTTCTGATTAATGTGGTAGCGATTAAACCTAATTTCAGAAATCGAAAAAATAAATTGAGATGTATTTTGACATGATTTGTCTGAGTATATCTCTTCGTATTTTTTGCCAGTCTTAACAACAAAAGAATTTAAAATAGAGTCAAGTGGTTTTGAATAAGTTACATCTGGTTCTTGAGATGTCTCTTCTTTTTTAAATTTATCTCCGCTTATAGATCCCCATTGATGTTTTTCCCAATGGTTAGATTCCAATTCTTTCAGCACATAATCACATATAGCATCGGGTATAGATTTTTCTACAAAAATAAAATCACTGATTTTGCTGGATTGCTGCATTAAAAAGATCCTCGATACTTACTTTTTGTTCAAAATCATACCATCCAGTAGCGATATATTTTGTTTGAGTTTCACTCATGACCCCATGGTGTGTATGAGTCCAATATGCTGGCCAAATAACTAGTCTTCCTTCAACAGCATCTGTTGTAATGTCCCAGTTAGTAAAGTGAGTTCCACCTTTATCAGTAACAGTATTTAAATAAAACATCCATGCTAAAATTCTAGGAGACGGACCATCCATATTCTCACAATGAGGAGAATGATATCCCTGCCCTGGTTCATATTTCTGTAGGTTATACCTTTCAGATAATTCCCAAGTAGCTACATTATCAATTTCTTTATGCTTTTCTCTATATGTTTGAATGTATTGCAAAAGAGTAGAAGCAAGAATTTTATCTGGTTCTGACCAGGTATGAAAATTC